CGGAATCGAAGGCACCGACCAGGAGCTGCGCGCTGCGGTGCAGTCGGCGCGCGGGGTGCTTGCTGCTCAGCATGACGATCGCGCGGCGGCCGCATCATGGGTGGCGCCATCAGCGTGCTCCTGTCTGTCCCGCCTTCGCCGGCACCGATGGATTAAACCCGAACATCTTGGTCGAGCCGCCTTCGGCATACTTTGCCCCTGGCGCAGACGACTGATCCTTGCCGGTGTTTCCAGGCTTATCCGGCCCTGCTGCCTGTTGCTTGAACATCGGCGTGTCGCCGCCTTCGGCGAACTCGACGTCGTGCTGGGCTTCTTTCTTCGTCTTGTTAACGCTGAGCTTGTTCGCGGCAGCCATAAAAAATCCTCCACGAAGTTGGATCTCACCGTGGAGGAAGTTAGGCGCTAAATCTTAAGAAATGCTTAAGGTCAGTCCCACGAAATCCGATCGATGATCGTCGGACCTTTATGTTTTCTCTCCCATACATACCAGGCAAACGGCATCGCGCTCGAAGACTTCGGACCGTCCCAACCCTTACGATGCATCATCGGTAAGCGATTGCGGAACACATGAATGCGCGCAAGACCAGCATTCTCCAAAATGTCAGTACGCTTGACGCTCTCGAGGAACGCCAGCCGCAGCAACATGACCACCTTCGGACAGAAGTAGAGCGCTTTTTCAACGAACGCTTCTGCTAACTGATACGGCGGATTGGTCACGATCGCCACGCGGTTGATTTTGGATATCGGCACCTGCACCGACAAAAAATCCTCTATTGCATGCTCCCAACCATAGTCCAGAAGATCCGAGGCAAAGACCGTGTGTCCGTGATCACGGAGAACCTGGACAATCGCGCCTGGGCCGCACGCCGGTTCCCAGATATAATGAGGAAGACTCTCGACACGCAGGAGCGCCTCAGTGGCGCAAGGTGGGGTCTCGTAGCAATCATCACCACGATCCTTGTAAGAATGCTGGCCTGCCTGAGCGGATTTATCGAGCATCACGCCGGCCCCACGTATCCAGGGATCCAGAGACTTTTTAACCCAGCCACGACACCACCGCTATCCTGAACTGTCTTGAACTGACCCGGCGACCCAGCACCAGAAGCTCCGGAGATCTGCGTCGCCGGCGTTTGACAGCCGGTCGGTCCCGTGAAATTGGCTGAGATATTGACCGTCGGCAGTTGCCCTTGACCGGTAGGGCCCGCAACAACGACAAAAGTCGCCATGATTATCGCGCCTTTGCAGCGGAGGGAGCGCCCAGGAGCTAACCCCCTCCGCCTCTACCTTCCACATCGTACGCTGCAGAAGAAGCCAAAGGCTTCTTCGTTACAATTATCGTCTGCGTCTTCTACGCCCTTTTGGAGGGCGTCGGAACGCCCGGATGCTCCTCTGATGGTACGACTGCCACACCCCATCCGGTAGCTGGGGACCAATAAGTCTTCACGTCCCAATTCTCCAGCACCTCCGGCTTTTCATCCGGTGGACTGCCAGGCGGTGGGAGTTCGATCGGATGCGTAGGAACCCCAGGCACCCCGCTGCTCGGTGGGATATAAATCGGATGCTCTGGTTTCCCACCGGGAAGCGTTCCAGGCGGCAAATAAATTGGTGGAGTTGGCATCGGCACGCCACCGCCGCCCCAGATGCCGAGCGGAGGCTGCGGCAGTGGGTAACCGATTTGCGGAGGTGCCCCACCCCAAATTCCAGGAGGTGGTCCGCCGGGCGCGATTGGATGCCCCATGATTGGAAGATTGCCACCGCCCCAGATGCCGAGCGGAGGCTGCGGCAGTGGGTAACCGATCTGTGGAGGAGCGCCGCCCCAAATTCCGGGAGGCGGACCGCCGGGTGCAATTGGATGTCCCATGACCGGCAAGTTGCCACCGCCCCAGATGCCGAGCGGTGGTTGCGGCAATGGATAGCCGACGCTCAACCCCGGATCGATGATCGTAATCAATGCCAGATGTGTAGGCATTTTTCAGTCTCCTAGGCTGGTTGCCAGCGAACCCGGCTGGCGCGGGTACTCAGCATTATGACAAAGCACACGACAGTTCCATGACTCTACCGAACTTTTTCTTGCTCGATATCTCGCTTGTGCGCCTCGATCTTGTCTCTTGTCGCCGCATAGGCTTTGCGACTTTGGTTCATCCCAACGATCAACCTGTGAGGTTGACCAGTGTCATCCCGCATCCAAATTCTGAACAAATGGGTGACGTTTTCCCTATAGGCGTCATCCAGTCCCTCGATCTCCAACTCCACTAGGCGAGCATCCCATTTAGTCGTCATTCGCGATGGCAATGTCTCAGCATCCGCTTTGTCCCAGGCACCGGTGAAATATCCAAACAGCGCCAGCGCAAACAGAACGACGAGCACGATGACCACGATCAACGCGATACGATGCGAAAGCTTCATTTCTTCAAGTGATAGCATCGCTTTCGTCCATGTAGTCTTGCACATCCTGAAACATGGCATCCGCATCGGAGGAAAGAGTGACCTCGAATCGAATCGTAGGCCCATAATGATTACACAAATTCCTAAGCGTTAAGCCATGCGTTTCCGCACTGAACGCCGGCGCGTTCTTACATAGCGCTTGAAAATCCTCACCTCGGCCGGATCCATAATTCGTCCAATCCTCCGAACTGCAGCTGACCCCCTCTGACCACGCATCGAGATAGCCTGGATGCAATCCCTCGAGGAATTCGTCCATCAACTGGTCGAACTCAGGATTGCTGGCGCTTGACGCGTTATAACTGGTCTGAAAGGCGCCGGCTTCACAAGTGTTGCTGTCGGTATTGCTCGCGCTCTGATCCCTTCCACAGCAATGCTGACCGCTGGATTCGCGCATTCCGCTTCCAAGCATGAAGGCGTAGAGATGCCGCAACGTATCGATCCCTGCTTCCTCGTTTGACATCCCTTCGTTCTCAAACTCATCGCGCCAAAGATTTAACACGTCTTTTTCGGAATTAGTTCGCGCCTTGGCCATTTCGATAGCAGCGGGATGATTGACTAAGAGTTTTTTATAAGTCTGCGCGAACGACAGCGCCATGCCTTGAATGTATCCAGCCGGTGCAACGCCACGATCGGGCCAACTATAATCCGCAATCCGACTATCGTTGGCGATCCGCATGACCATCACCTGCTGCTCAGCGGTGAGCGCACCGGGTGGCGGTGGAGGCAGCGGTACCGGAAGCTTGTGACCATAAAGCGCTTCCCAAGTGAGCGGTCCACAAATACCGTCAGCTTCGAGCCCACGTGAACGTTGATACCGAACCACATTTTCATATGTAGTCGGACCAAAATCACCATCGAATTCACCCGTAAAGCGCGGAATCATGCGCTGCATATCGAGCACATCGTCGCCTTCATCGCCCTGCCGTAGCGTCGGTCGTTGATCGATAGGCACACTCCCAGGACGGTCTGGTAAAACTGGACGTGATGGCTTAATGGGCGGCGGTTCAGTACCGATTGTAACTTCACCAACAACTCCTGCTATCGCTCGACAGATAGCCTCAAAATGAGCGTGATAGCGTTCGCAATCCTCGCGCGCATTGACGAAAGCCACCTCCACGAGCACGGCCGGCATTTCCGTTTCCCGGACCCACTTCAAATGCGAGCCGTCTTTTGCTCCCCTGTCTGTAAGCCCTGACGCAATCGCAATTTCAGAAGCCACATCTGCTGCAATCTCGCGGCTCGTACTTGATCCGTAATACGCCTCCGTCCCGCGCATGCCGTCAGTGTTTCCATTCGAATTGAAATGGATTGACACATCTCTGTCGCGGGTGCGTTCGTTGTGCTCGCGAATCAGATAATTGAGATTATCATCCTGATCCGTAGAAATATCGTCTTTTACTACCTCGATATCGACACTTGCAGCACGAAGGAGTTCAGCAACACGATCAACAACTCGACGTGCCTCATCGACCTCGTCGAGCCCCCATGGCTCCGGACCTTCAGCACCGCGTACTTTCAATCCGTGACCGGGAGATATGACAATTCTCATCGGCACTCTCCGTTGCTCGATAGTTGGTGAAGAGCGTTTTATCGTGGTCGGCAAAATAATGCCAGACCGGAAACTCTGGATCGCGTCGCTCCAGCCGTGTGAGCGTGTTGACTTCCCAAGAAATATTCCCTGTCTCTTTCAGCCAGCGCTTGTATTCTAGCTTCATCGCGAAATTGAACGCCGAGACAAATCTACGCGGCACCACCATCACGCCGCCACAGAACCGCCAGTGCGGCCAATTATCATCGTAGGGGTACTGCCCCTTCTGCCAACAGCCAGGGATCGCTATCGCCTGTTCACTCTCAGCGCGGTCCAAAAACGCGTCGATAATCTCTGCTGTCACACCCGGAACATGGAAGATACCGTAATCGATCCACACAAACACATCCGCGAATGGATCTACATAAAGCGCGATTTCGAGCCACTCAGTCTTCTGCGCCTGTATAATATGATACGATAGCGAATTCTTTCGAGGATTATCTGCGATCGAATAAGAAAAACGAGAAGTGTCGAGACCGTATTCCGTCTCCAAATGCTCATGCAGCCAACAATGTTGAACATCCCCTTTAGCGAACATGACGCGATGTTCGATGCCAAGAAGTTTCTTCCCCAGCGTGTCATATTCAAGCTCCGAACGTGGATGATCCGGAATTGGAATGAAGGCTGAAACGACCGTAATCATAACGCATCTCTATAAACAAACTGAATGACATCATTGACGTTCATCGTCGCCGTCCATGCCTCGCAATCCCGCACTCCATAACTCACCATGAGCTTCATTTTTTCTGGAAAATACGCCAATCCCGCCGCAAACTCGATCTGCCGATCGTGAAAAAAGAACGGAGCCGAAATACGATCGACTTTCCCAGTCGGATGAAACGCCACAAACCGATGCTGATAATAACGATTAGGTCGACCAGGAATTGTGCGAGCTTCGTGGACCAACCCCAGCCATGTTCGTTCATCGATCTGGATGACTTGTGACCCGCCACTGACATGATCTACACTCCATTCTGGTATCTTTTCAAAAACCACCTCACCATCGGAGTTCACCAATGTCCCCAACCGGTAAACGAAGCAAAGCTCGCCGTCGCGCACCCAAGGCATCCAATTCTTCTCATGACGACGCGTACTGGGTAGAACTTGCCGCCAGTTGGTACAATAACAACAGCCAGAACTTTTCAGAACAAGTGGAGCTAGAATTTGTTCGCACCATCCTTCGGGGGTCAACTCGCGAACGGTTGATAATGTCCAAAATTCTTCTCCAAATTGAAATACACGCGAATCTTCAAACCCAAGCACGAGTTGGTACTGTGCTGGAGCCGGCCAGTTCTTCGGCAGACCTATCTCCCGCCAAGGACCACCCAGAGGACCAATAAAATTGCGAGTGTGAATAGGATAATCACCAGAGATCGACCCATCGCCCCGCCGGATCCGGTACTGACCATCATCCGTAATCGTGTAATTAACCGTTCGAACCAGGACGCGCGGAAAGCCATCATCGTTGATCACCGAAGGGTTCATTGCCACATAAAGATCAGGAGGCTCGAACATAATCCGTTCTGGCTTGAATGACGGCACATGTTCAACTAACGGCTGCAGATACCAGAACAGATTGCTCCGCGCCTGCTCGCTACCGGCGAGCGCCAACTTGTTGGCCTCCTTTGCTCCTGTGCGACGGTGGCGCTCGCTGTAGTACGCGCAAATCGCAAACTCTTCCCTCAGACCAGCTTTATAGACATTGTCATCAACGAAGAGGTGCTCGCCTTTGGGCACTGGTAGTCCAAGTCCAGCCTCCGAAAAGATGAGGCTGGCGTGGTTGCCTCCTTTTTCTCGAAAATATTTGGCAAGATCGTGAAGTGTCTCAGCGCGCTGGGGACGCTGATTATACGCTTGCAACATCTCCCACAGAAAATGTACGTCAAGTCCAAGTGATCGATAACAATGTGCAAGTCGCATTCGGGCATACCACCGCTCTTCTTCGTATCCTCCGAACTCGGTCCGTTTGCGATAGTGTTCAATTGCCTTCTCCCACTGCCCAGCGTCGAAATACGATTGTGCCAAATAAAAATGATAGCGCTCGACAATCCCCGGCCGTGTCTCAGTCTCAAGTGCCTTCGTCAATAAATCGATGTCGCGAGCAAATTTATCAGGACGATTAGCCCCATCAGCATGATCCAGAAAATAAGCTCCATCGAGAACACCAGCGGACTGAACGTCCAAATATTCATGGGTCACTCCCACATAATTGCCGATGGCCTGACGCGACAGCAGCCGACGATTATAGTAGACTAAATTGCCACCAACCTGGCGCATATCGTAAGACAGGCCCTCATGACCATTGGTCCAATTCGACCGCTCGACCCGGAGCTCCATATCGGCGTCGGCAAGAAGAAGGTAGTCCCACGCGAGCTTCGAATCACGCGCGCGGCGGAGCGCCTCGTTGCGTGCCTGTTCGAAGTTCACAAAAGCCGTCGAATGAACCTCGATCGGCTTCTGCGCCTGCTCAAACAAATACGTGATGATTCCAGCAGTGCCGTCGGTTGATCCGGTATCCACCACGATGCCGCAATCGATATACGGCATAATGCTGTTAACACAGCGTTCTATTCGCGCTGCTTCGTTCTTAACGATATCGTTCCAGGCTAGCCGCATTATTTTCTAGATTTTGCCGGCTCCGTAGCAACCGTATCCACAGTCACACCGCCTACAACCTCGACTGATTCATCTGCAGGAGCCGCTGCCAACAGCTGATGAACAGCATCCTCATAAGTAGGCGCATCAACGTCGGCTTCGATCAGTGGGGTGGTCCGACGATATTTGATGTGGAACATAGGCATTTCCATTTCTCCTCGGTTTACCCAGGTCCTCCGCCGATCGGTGGGATCCTAGCTCCTGGCACCGGCGGCCGCGGCTGATTGCCTACGACGTTCGCCGGCAGCGCTAATTGCCGCGACATCGGCGTCGGCTGCGCACCCTGCGCCTGCCGTGCGGCTGCGGCCATATTCGGAGGAGGCGACGGCCCACCCATGCCGGTAGGAAGACCCCCGCCCATACCAGGCGGACCGCCAGGTGATGCTGCACCTGGCGTCCCACCCTCCTCACCAGGCATCGCTGCATGCGAGGCAAGGAAGCCTGACGTCAACTCTGATGCGATCTTCTGAACTCCAAGCTCGACGCCAGTCTGAATGCCTTCGTCGACCTTCTGGCTGAGCGCTTTGTTCTGCTCGTTTTGCTGCTGTTGCTGTTGTTTCTTCTGCAGCATCTCATCCGACGGCACCACCTCTTCGCCATCGAGCCCGATCGTCTGCGACACCGATCGTAGCACCACCCCACGCCCCGTGATGCCCATGATCTCCATATCGACCGGATTGTTGGTATGCTGTAGGAACTCCAGCTGACGTTGCCGCTGGGTTTCACGTTGCACCGCGACGTCGACCCCCCGAACAGTAATGTCCTCCTCGCCAGTGAGCATTCCGGTGGTATCGGTCAGCAACACCAGATCAGACAATTGCTGAAGTGCAACCTCGAACAAATCGCGATCTATATTAGCAGCAACTGTCTGTAGAATCTTGCTGGCGTTGCCCATCAACATAGCGAGGCCGGATGCGGTCCGTCCGGCCCCGCCACTTGCCTGTCCGCCGACATATTTTGGGATCGCCGATACATCGTCGGACAGATCGACAATCGCCTTGAAAACCGTCAATAACTCTTGTGCGTTGGACTGCGGCTGAAAAAACTCGACCGGCGGCTTGGCGTTGTTGCCAACCGGATCACTCGAGACGTGCCAACGCTTCCAGGGATAAAGATCGTCAGTATTCTCTTCCGGCCGCACCCGCTCGTCATTGACCACCACCTGCGGCCCACTGGCGATGCTCATATTGTTGACCAGCGAACGCAATGTAGAATTTGCCACATCCTGCAAATCAGCAATCAGATCGACCAGTGAATTACCGAGTGGCGTCCCAGGCACCTTTTCGAAGCTTGTAACAAAGTAATTGTGCCGTGCGCGTGGCGATGGCGACAGATTGGCTTTGATAACGTGATTGCCAATACAATACGCATCGACGTGATAATCTCTTAGCGGATCGGATATTCCTGGCATACCGTATTCTTGTAAGATCTCGCCCTGAACGTTTCCGTGAAACTCCATTTGAGTGATGAGGCCAGATCGGTTCCATGCCGGGTTCTCCCTCGACTCCAGCACCGCCCGTTCCGCGTCGGTCGTATCCCACGTATCATAGAGCCCGCCGCGACCGTAATCGGTCAGCACCGCGCGCACTTCATCCTGATTGAAGCCCGGTAGATCGAGCAAATCGTTGAGCTCTGCACGCGTGAGCCGCGACTTCTCAATCACGTTGGCATTGGCAATGTCAGCAACGCCTGGGGTCCACCATAAATCGAAAGGTGAAACTCTTGCCCACATCATTTTGGGGGTCTGCTGAACAACCGGCTTGTTATTGATCCACTTGATCTCCGGCAGGATCTTCACCATCGGCCCCTTAAGACAGGCAAACGGGAAAATCGGCAGGTCGACGAAAAATTCAGCGAGCGCGTGATAGAACATGCCCTCGCGCAAATACTCTTCGATCTTGTCCTCCGAGTCCTTGGCCTGCTGGCTCGCTTTCTTCCTGGCCGCTTCCTGCGCCGACTCCATCAACGCCTGTTTGCGCTTCTGCATGGCATCTTCTGGTGCCGGCTGACCGAGTGTCTGCTGCACCATCTGCTGCTCTTGCTGCAGCAACTGAGTGATCTTCTGGATGATCTCCGGAGGAACGTCCGGATCCGCCGGCGGTCTGACCGACCACGGTCGATCGCCGCCTAAATAGACGTCACGAAGAAGCGAGGACGCCGCACGACATTTCTGCGCCGACAAACGCGCATAGACTTGAGAACCGCCGAACTTCATCACCTCTTGCAGCTTGGTCTGCGAATATTGACCGTTAAATGTGCGCAGCGCCTCGAGCATCCGATTGGACCAACCAGATGCCGTATTGCGATGGTTGCGGAAGATCTCGAATTGGCCACGGATATAACCGCAAAGCTCTGGCGGTGCGGGCTGGGCCGGAGCCATCGCAGCCGCGCGTTCCTGCTCCGCCTTGAGCTCTTGGGCTTCCAACAGCGCCGGCGGGACCACCCGCAGCGCGCCACGTTGAACGGAAGGGATAACGCCATCGGCCATAGAATCACGGCTAACGGAACTTCCTTAAGAATTTCTTAAGCCTTGTGGGCTAAGACCCGCTCATGCCTGACCTCGACGAGATCCAAATGGCCAAGCTCGCCCGCGAGCTCGTCATGAACATCCGCAACTACCGCCTCACCTTCGCGGACTTTGGAATCGACGAAAACGACTACCAACAGATTGAAAAGAACGAATTCTTCCGCAAGGTGAAGGATCAGTTCACGATCGAATGGAATTCCGCGCTCTCAAGCGAAGAGCGCGTCCGCCTGATCAACCTTGCTTACTACGAGCAACTTTCCCCGGTCCTCGCCAAGCGCGCGATGGCGCCGGACGCCAATCTGGCGGCCGCAACCGACGTGGGCAAACTCTTGATGAAGGGCGCCGGCGTAGGCGAACCCAAGAGCGAGAAAGCCAATACTGAACGCTTCATCATCCAAATCAACCTCGGGGCTGATCAAGATGGCAAAGAAATAGTTGAAAAATATGATAAATCCATTAGCATCGACCCCAATGACGCTCCTCTACTTCCTACTCCGAATAGCAAATGACCCGATGGCCCGAACCACGTCGAATGATCTTGATTTGTCCTGTTTGTGGAGCGCCTTTCCATCGTGAGTACTTAAGAGTTCAAAAACTAAAACGTCCGGCCGTCTGTTCGAACATATGTTCCGGTATCCAAAGAAGCGGAATTAACAGTGATTTTTGACGTCGTGTACATCAAATAGAAGCACTCATGTCACTACCAGGATAAAAGGAGATCACCGATGGCAAAAAAGTGGATCCAGAAAGCAGTCAACCCAAGCCACAAAGGCTACTGCACGCCGATGACTAAGCCGACTTGCACCCCACGCCGCAAGGCGCTAGCCAAGCGGTTTAAGAAGGGCGGCGATCTACACACCACCAGCAAATAGGAGGCCACGATGACCCCCGCGCACAAGTCTGAGTCCAAGGCTGAATCGCCCAAGGCTGAACAGCGAGATACTGTTACCCCACAATTTGGACCCGTTCCGCCTGCGTCGTTCAATCAGTATTACGCGGGTGGTGTGTTCAAGCAGATCTCAGATTCTGACACGCAAGGTCCCGGCACAACCTACAATCAATACGCTGCTGGTGGACCGATGGAGCAGTTGCGCCTGATCGTCGGCGCGCCAACGCTCAATCAGTACACCGCCGGAGGCATTTGGCCACAACTCGCCGCCGGCGCCGCATAACTTGGCAGTCATCTACACCGCACCGCCGACGCTCGCGACCTTCATCAAGTCGCGGGCGTTTGGCCGTATCTGCGCCGGTCCCGTCGGCTCCGGCAAGACCACCGCCTGCGTGATGGAGGCGCTGCGGCGCTCCATGGGCCAGGCGAAGGCGCCTGATGGCTTTCGTTACACCCGCTGGGCATTCGTAAGACAGACGCTGAAGCAGCTTAAGGACACCGTCCTAAAGGACGTGCAAAGCTGGTTGGCAGGGCTCGGGGAGTGGAAGGTGTCGGAGAACACCTACTTCCTCGAATTCGGCGACGTCAAATCAGAATGGATCTTTGTGCCCTTGGAAAATGCCGAAGATCAGGCCCGCCTGCTCTCCATGCAGCTGACTGGTGCCTGGCTCTCGGAAGCTATCGAGATGAATTTTGACGTCCTCGCCCCGGTGAGCGGTCGTATCGGCCGCTATCCCTCCGGCAATCGCGGCGTCCCCACCTGGTACGGCATCATCGCCGACACCAACATGCCAGTCGAGCTCAGCGACTGGCACAAATTTATGACGGAACCCCCGCCGAACTGGCAAATATTCGTCCAACCAAGCGGCATGTCGCCGGCCGCCGAGAATCTCAATTATCTCCTGCAGACCGAAGAGTCGAAATCGCTTCCCATTAATCATCCCGCTCGACTCGCTCAGGGTCGCAAGTACTATCAGCAATTTCTGCAGATGTACGGGTCGGACCATGCCTGGATCAAACGTTACGTCTACGCTCAATATGGCGATGATCCCAGCGGTGAGGCTGTCTTCAAAGCGAGCTTTAAGCCATCGTTCCACGTCGTATCGGATACCCTTGTGATACCAGGCTATCCATTGATCGTAGGTCAAGATTTCGGCAGAAATCCCTGGTCCCTCATCGGCCAGGTCGACCACCTCGGTCGCTTGCTCATTCATCAGGAAGTTCCCGCTATAAACGTCGGCTTGGAGAAGCACGTCGAGCAATCGCTACGGCCCGTCCTTTTCCACGAGAAGTTCATAGGTTCCAAAGTCATCCTGGTCGGCGATCCATCGGGCATCGCCAAGGGCACGATCGCCGAGGAGACTTCGTTTGAAGCACTCAAACGGCTGGGTCTGCCCTGCTTCCCGGCACCGACGAACGATATCGACGTCCGCACTCGCGCGGTAGAGGCGCTGCTTGGGAAACAGATAAATGGTGGTCCGATGCTGGTGATCAACGGCACCGCGTGCCCATGGCTGGTGCGCGCCATGAGCGGTGGCTATCGTTACAAGAAGCACAAGGACGGCGCCCTGCGCACGGTGCCAGAGAAGTTCGACAAGGAGGGCTTCTCGCATATCGCCGACTGCCTACAATACCTTGCGCTGGTCGTCCACGGCGGGCTGGTCAGCGAGTTCGCCCGCCGGCTGGCGCCGCGACCCAAAATCAAAGACCGCCCGCGCATCACCGCCGCAGGATGGACATGACCCCGCTCTGCGAGCTCGCCAAGAAATACGGCACCGACAAGGGCGGCTGGCATCTGACCTCGCCGCACGACACCTGCCACAACTACACCCCGACCTACTTCTTCCTGTTCGCCGAGCGGCAGAACGAGGTCAAGAACGTGCTGGAGATCGGTATCGCCGATGGCCGCTCGCTGCGCATGTGGCGCGATTTCTTCCCCAATGCCGAGATCATCGGCATCGATAATAATTCAGCCTGCTGGTTTGAAGGACGACGTATCCGTTGCTTTACCGCCGACCAAGGAAGCGCGGACGATCTCAACCGGGTGCTGGGCAATACTCCACCCCGCTTTGACCTGATCGTCGACGATGGCTCACACGAGCCCGCGCATCAGATCTTCACTGCTCGCACACTGTTGCCATATCTCACCCCCGACGGCATCTACGTGGTCGAGGACATCGAACCCGACTGCAAGCCCGAGCTCATCGGCGACCCCATCACCAAGGAAATGCCCTATCGCTGGCACGCAATTTACACCGGTCGTGGCCTCGGTCGTGCCTACTGCCGCTGCGGCTGCGAGACCGGCGAAAATCTCGTGGTCATAAGGAACGGCGGAATTCCGCAAAAAATTAATGGACCCATTGATTTTAAAGAAGAAAAATGAGGGGAATTACCGGCCATGAAGTGCGAATCCGTCGCCGTCCCGTTCCAAACCCTCGCCACTGGTGAGAAGGTCCTCACCGATTACCAAATCGCAGAACAGCCATGGCTCATGGAGTTCATCAACCGGTTCCCGTCCTGCTTCCACCGCAGCCACCTCGGCCAGTACTGGGTGTTCAAGCCAAAAGATCCTGCGGATCCTGCCGACTCTGCTGCAAGCTGATGGCGGTGCCGGACATCGACAAGCCGGCAAACAGCTGGTGCTCGCACGCCTGTGACCGCGGATGCGCGATCTACCCCCGCCGGCCCGAGCAATGCCGCGACTTCCATTGCATGTGGCTGATCGACAGCCGCTTCCCGGACTACTGGTTCCCGGCCAAGAGCAAGATCGTGATCAACCCGAAGCTCGCCGGCGAGAACGCCTACGTAGCTTTCGTGGTCGACCCGTCCTACCCCAACCGCTGGCGCGAGGAGCCGTGGTTCAGTGATATAAAAAAACTGGCTCGTGCAGGACTAGAGGGACTTCTGGGTCAGAAGTGGACGACCGTCGTGCTCGTTGGAGACGATCGCATTCCCATCGTAACCTGAACACCGACCAGTCCGCGGTATCGAGCGGGTTATAGACCTGTGCCTCACGCCACACCTGCTCCATCATGTCCCTAAGCTTCCGCATGCTGCACCCGCTCGAGAATCATATCCATGACCTTACGCCGGCTGTCCGGCGAAAACTGATAACCATGCCCGTGCAGGGTCTGAATCTCGATCCCGAACGGCTCCAGCCGTTGACGGACGTGGCAGATGTGCACCTCGACGGTCTGCGGCGACATCGCTGACGGGATCCGCGCCTTGAGCAGCGCCGGATGCTGGATCATCGTCAGCAACAGCGAGATCTCGGATCGGGTGAGCCCAAAAAGCTGCTGCATGGCGACCAGGAACGCCTCGCGGTTCTCACTCACCATGCGGCTTAGCTGCAGCGCACGCTGATCGCGCGGGAACCCCGGCGGCCAGTCATCGCGCGGCAGGTCGACCAGGCGCCCGGTCACCCGCGCCTCGTTCAGCGTCTCGCGTAATGTTTCGGAAGAAACTCTGATCGCCCGCGCGATCGCGCGCAGCGGCACACCTTCATCCGCCAATCGGACGGCAATTTCAGGATCCAGGGATAAGGCCTCGTATCCCATGTTCCTTCATTATCGTTGATTCTAACTTCCGTCCAGGTTGCAAAAAGTCAACAAGCATGGTAGGCAAAAAAATGGGTCGGGAGTAAACCCGACCCAGTTACGTCTTGGATGAACTCACCACCTAACGGAGTCAACCGATGGACCTATACACGCGTGCTTTTGCTTCAGCAACCGGCTTTCTCGCTCACATTCGCCTGATCTGGCATAGGCTGTTCTTTTACAATGGGAAAAAAGATGCGGTACCACCGGTACCCCCGGTCCCCTGCGACCATAACGAGACGGGCATTCCGAATCCACATTCTCCCCCGGATCCGGCACTTTTAGGGCTCGAATCACCAGAAATTCGCGGAACAAACGCAGAATCCACGCTCGCCTTACCAGCACCCGAGCCCGAAAAGTCTGCCGACCCGAGTGTGACCGGTGTGACCGCGCCGATGGCGAACCGCGCGGAGCGCCGGCGCGCCGCGGCCTGGGAGCGCGCCCGCCGCAAGGCCGACAAGTTCGTCGAGCCGCAAGGCCCAACGCCCATTCCCATCCCCAGGGGAAAAAGAGGAACAGCAGTTGCTGCACTTCCTGCAGCCCCGCCGCTGCCCGACGACAACATCCTCATCCAGGACGAGGACGGCACCTGCTACCGGGAGAGCGAGCTCTACGGTGAGTTCTCGTTCCGCGACACGATCCTCGACCAGCTTGATCGATATTGGATCTACCTCGAGCGCATGAAGAAGCATGATTCGGACAGCTACGAATTCTACAAGAAGCTCGGCGCCACGGTCGTCCCGCCGATCCACTGGTTCATGCATAAGGGACTGAAACACAAAGAAAAAATCTTCGACAAAGACAAAAAACGCCCGATCGTGCTGCACCCGCTGTCGCCCTGGTGGAAGGCCAACCGCCCGACTTTCGGCTGCGTCACCTTCGGCATCGGCACCCAGATCGAGCAGGACGAGCTCGAAATTCGCGACGAAGGCCATGAGAACCAGCGGATGTGGATCCCGAAGTTTCTCTACTTCACCAAGTACAAGACCCCGCCGCCCAACGTGCAGCCGACTACCAACGGCGACGTCTACGCCATGACGGTATGGTGGGACCGC